CATCGTGACCCTCACGGACCTTTGCGTTCAGATAGATCTTCAACTGATTGAGCAGTGCGGGGGTTTCAGCAACCTTGGTGAAGGTCTCCCGCTTCAGGCCTTGCAGCAGCTTGCCAGCGCGGGAAAGGATCGCTGTGACTTCTTTCGTCTCGTCAGCAGTGAATGTCGCAGTACCCGACACGTCCTTATAAACTGCGTCGACCGCCCAAACCGAGCCTACTTTCTTGAAGCCGCTTGCAATCTCCTCTCCAAAACTCGGAGACATTGATTCAAAGCTTGATCCTCGGTATGTTGTATGCCAGACCACTCCAACTTTGGAGCCGAGTATTGCTTTACCTGTGGCACTCTTTGCAGGTACCGCGTAAACAATCGTGTTAGGATGAAAAGTGACATGCGGTTCTCCGTCAATGTCAATGATCTTGAGATCTTCTTTCGCATAGAGGAAATCACCTTGCACCACTCCCTTAATGCCAAGCTTTGGGAACTCTGCGAGAGCAAGTTTCATCTTCGCGGTCAAATCAGCTGGCGCATCATCTGCATCAATCTCGGCGTTGGTCTTGAAAACCTTTGGGTTCTTGTTGAAGATACCCTTCCGAGCAACGAAAAACTTTCCATCCGACGGATCATAACCCGCAAAGATTGCAGGTGCGCCGTCCCACTTCACGGTGACATTTACAGCCTTGGTTGCATGTCCTGCGAGCATGTCACGAAGTGATCGCAGGAAATTCAGTGCTTCAACAGCACCCGAAACACCACCATCGAGGATCAATTCCTCAACATGCCGCATATGAGCAGTTTTTGCTTCTGTTATGTATTGCTTAAACCGAATCATTGGATCAGTACTTTGTATTGAGTGGTGGGAGCGGCTGCATTTTTCTAGAACCTTCTGGTAGAATGAGCGCTCTAGTGTTACGGAGACGGCCGAACATTCGGCCTGAAGTGAACTTGGCCGTCAGCACGGGCTCATACTCACCTTTGAGATCTTCACCGTTCAGATGAGTGTGATATGCTGTTATTATATATGCTGAGCCCTGCTTCTTTAGCTCGACCTTACCCTGAAGCAACATCGAAACATTCTGTCGGCCTTCCTGCCGACCATACTCATTGCCATAGACAGACAACATCTTGAGCCGCTTGTCGCGAATATGACGGAACACAGTAGGACCCGACGGGATGCCGTTAGGATAGAGTGCAGTCAGATCCTTCAGCCAGGCTTGGGTCTCAGGGTGGCGGAAAATCTCGGGCTCGGCCTTTTCAGTCATACCGCCCCACTGCTGGAAGTCACGAGCACGTTTGCCGTCCTTGTGCGACAGCCACGCCAATTCCTTCCCGTTTATATCGACGATGTGGAAGTCAGACTTAGGAGTGCCCGGAGTCGAAACGAAATCAAATGCCATGTGAAGCTTGGTGCCGATCCGGATAGGGACAGACGCCGACTTCTCCTCAGCCTTGATATGATCGAGCTGCTCACGAATCGACCGCAGTGCTTCATCCTCTCGGGCAGTGCCACCCTTATCGGTGCCTGCCTTACCGCCAAACTCGGCTGTCTTAACGATTTTCGTGATTGGATAGTCAGTTCCGTCTTTCAACGAAACCAGCTTGACTTTGGCTAGATTGGCACGATTACCAGAAAGAAGCAGCTCCTCAGCAGCCTTGCTGTAGGCGAACTTCACCTTACCGCCGCCTGCTACTTCGAACTCGGTTCCCTCTTTCAGTTTTTGAACTAGAAGAGGAAGCCGATATTCGTACTTCAGCCAGTCTGGGAAACCTAGTGTTGCCATAATATGCCCTTGCGTTTAGGCATATTTATCCGTTTACGCGGCCAGGTTGTGCTCCCACTCTCGCAGGATAAAGGCAGGAGTGAATCCGTTGAACCCGCCACCATTGTTCAGGTGGTCGACCATAGCAGCAGCTTCTGCCTGGTCTACACCCAAAGGAATGACAGTAGCTGTCTGTTCCTCAAGAACGTCGTAGCAGTCATTTTCACCGTCAAAGAACATGATATAGTTAGCCATCACGAAAGGACTCCTTCTCCTACCTCTAGTCGCTTCTTGCCGTTCTTCTGCACCCGTGTTTTGAAGTCGCTGACGGGCTCTGGTTCATTCTGTACGTTATCCTGAGCAGTTGACTCAAGATTGTATATCATCATCTTGGACTTGTCAATACCCACGACGAACCTGCGATAGTAGCTGATGTCGCCCCAGCGGTTCTTGAGCTGCTTGATCATGAGCTGACCCATGCCCTCAAGCTCTTCGGAAGTGATCAGTGCGAAGATCGCGTCGGCCGTGTGCGTGATGCCCATGGACTCAGAAGTGTTGGTCAGGTCTACATCGCCGTTCTCATAACCCGAGCGGTTGAGCTGGGAAGACGAAACGATCGGCACGTTGAACTCCATGGCGAGACCACGGATTTCCTCGGCGATTGCCTTCACGAGTGTATAGCTGTTTGCGGCAGCGGCACCCTTGATTCGGGACGACGCCATGATGTTCAGGTAGTCGACGAAGATGATGTCGGGGACGAAGTTCTTCTTCAGTCGCAGTTCGTTCAGCAGGTGACGGATATGCGCAGCCGACGCCGAGCTGGTCGGATACTCCTTGATGATGAGCTTGCCGACCGTCTTGTCCTTGATCTTGGCGATCCGCTTCTCAAAGATGGGCTGTGGCAGGCTGCGTAGCTCTCGCAGTGTGATGCCCATAAGGTTGGCGTCAATGCGCTCAGCCACCCGTTCCTCGGCAAGCTCTGCCGTGATGTAGAGGACGTTCTTGCCCAGCATCATACTCGATGCTGCCATGTGACACTTCACCAGCGACTTACCCGCGCCCGTAGTAGCGAGCAGAAGGGTCAGCGACTTGCGCGGCAGACCGCCCTCAGTGATCTTGTTCAGAATGTCAATGTCGAACGGAATGCGCTCTTCGGTGCGGTGATAGAACTCGTACCGACGCTCGAACTCCTCCAGATAGTCGTGACCGATTTCAGTATCAAAACTGATACCCAGCGAATCGGAGAGCAGCTTTGGGATGGCACCCTTGTCATATTCCTTGTCCTCGCCGTCCAGGATCAGAATAGCGCGGCGGACAGCATTGAAAAGGTCCTTGTCCTGACAAAACTTCTCTGTCTCGTCGATAAGGAACTTCTGGTCAGTATTGGCATCAACCTCAAGTTCGGCCAATACCTGCGAAGCAGCCTTGAACTGCTCCTCGTTCATATCACGGCGCTTGTCAATCGAAATCAACAGCGCTTCCATTGACGGCGGCTTCTTGTAGTGATCTACATAGAGCGCCAGCGTCTCAAAAATCTTTCGTACGTGAAACTCTTCAAAGTATTCTGGCTTGATGTAGGGAAACACAGTCCGAAAATACTCGGGGTTGTGTATCAAATTGGCCAGGATGGTATTCTCAAGCATAATAGCTCCTCAGACGACTAATGAAAATGGTGGATGGGCCAATTAGCCCATCCTATCACTCATCCTCGTCCTCGTCAACCACTTCCTCGTCGGTCATTTCCGTCAGCATGAACTTGTCGCGGACAAACTGCTTGAAGGTGTTGTCAACCACGAGCTTCTGGAAGAAGGCATCGTCGGACTCAATGTCCTTCAGTCGCTTCTTCGGCTCGATCACCTCTCCAGTTTCCATGTCGACGAAGTTATACCAGCCCTGGTTCGCCTTGACGATGTGACCTGCTTCGAGAGCAAGATCGAACAGCGAGCTCCAGCGCTTGATGCCGTCTTCGTAGGTGACGGTGAACACAAGCTTGGCCTTCTCCTTGACGTAGCGGCTCTTCTCGATGTTGATGACGAACTCCCAACCCGCGAGCTGATCGCCTTCCTTGACCTGGCGCTTCGTGATGATGAAGATTGTGTTCGCCGAGTAGTAGATGCCCGTGCCGCCCGAAACGATTGGCTTCGAGAACATCTCCTGCGTCATGTAGATGTGGTTGATCGCCAGCAGCGGGATTTCCTTCACCGTCAGGATCGGAGTCACGATGCGGAACAGCGACTTCAGCTGCTTCGCGCGCGTCATATCAGCAACCGACTTCTCGTTCTCTGCGTCCTCAACTTCCTTGAGCGAAGCCAGGTTGCCGACCGAGTCGATCATGATGAAGACCTTGTCATTCTTCTCGATTTCCTTCAGTCGAGCGACGATGTCGAACTTCAGCTCTTCGATGTTCATGATCGGGATGTGAAGAACACGATCCACATCAATGCCCATGCCCGTCAGATACTCAGGGGTGATGCCGAACTCCGAGTCGTAGAGCAGGGCAATGCCTTCCTTGTGCTTCTTGAGGAACGCGCGCATGCAGTAGAGCGACAGCAGCGTCTTGAAGCTCTTGGATGCACCCGCAACGACCGTCAGACCGGGAATCAGACCGCCATCAAGATGGCCGCTGAATGCGATGTTAACGATTGGGAGGTC